CTGTATGGTAAAGAATCAGCGTGGAATCCAAACGCTAATTCAGGATCTCATTGGGGTATACCTCAGGGACGATCTGAATATCTCAAGACAGCCACACCAGAGCAGCAGATTATGTGGGACTTATATTACATCTCTTGCATAGCGCTTGGAGGTTATCCATTGAATCATCGCCTCCTAACTTCCTTGGGATGATGTGGTCTACATGAGTAGCTTCTAATCCACATCGCTGGCAAGTATGTTGATCTCTTATTAACACTCTTTGTCTTATCCTACGCCATAGCGCAGTACTACCATCATGTCTTAACGCTGATTGCTTAGCCATTAATGATAGTTATTCTTTTGAAAGAACTCCCATGCTTTGCATGGTGATCCATATCTGTTATCTATATAGCGTAAGCCCCATTGAATCTGTTGCTCTGGTAGTGCTGTCTTTAGATACTCACTCTTGCCCTGAGGTATTCCATAAACTCTCTGACTACCATTGAGGTTACCTACTGCCTTGTAGTTCCACGCTGATTCTTTACCATACAGCTTACTTAAACATATCATCTGGTCTTTATCATCTACCAAGATAGCTGCATATTCTTTAATCGTTAATCTTTTAGCCTCTACAGGTGCATCGGCATAAGCCGGTGTAAACAGAGATATCCCAATAGCAAGTAGCACCGAGCGACCTACCCGCCTCAGCGGGTCGCTCTGAGCCCCTGATGGGCTCTGCTCACAAAGCGTACCGGACGTGTCAAGCGAATCGGTAAAACCGCAGGTCAGGACGGCGTTTCGTTTTAGCCCCATTGAGTAGCCATCGCTTTCGCTATACCTGGGAAGGTCTTTGATCGCTCTAATGAGTTATTGGCAAACTTCCTATTTCGGTAGTTTTCTTTGCCCAATCTCAATCCTCCACCGTTAATGAACGGTTGATACTCGGTCAATATGTTTGTAGGCACCAGGTTAGGCAGATTCTTTAACCATAGGTAAGTCTTTTTTGAATAGGGATCTCCATACTCATAAGGTTGGATAACCTGAGTCTTTTCTGGTAATCCTATTACCTTCATTGGCATTGGATTTTCTACTGCAACGTACTTAACCGGAGCGTTATAGATAGCCATAAAGAATGCTTTAGCCTCCATAGCCTTTTCATACCTGATTGGGTCAATCTGACCGCTTTTAGGATACATCCTTACAGCTCCACCATTAGTCATATAGGTGCAAGGTGGGAAACCGATAATCATGTCCCAATCGTCAGTCAAGTGTGCTAATACGTCATCCTGGATATGCCATTCTGGGTTATCTCCAGATGTTGGCAAGATATCGCATGAATAAGCCTCATGACCAAGTGCTCTAAACTCCCTAGTTACAGCTTGGCTTTCCTCACATGCTAAAAGGACTCTCATTGATGTCCCCATCCTGTCCCCTTAAAAGTTATGCCAAACGTCCCATAAACCCTACGCATAGATTCACCACAACATATCGGGTCAGCCTCCTCATGAATAGATTTCTCTAATTCCATGATTATTTGGCAACTTATGCATTTGTATTCATATAGTGGCATTATCTTGTCCTACCGCAATTAAGCCGATTCAAAGCCTCAACATTGTCCGCACCCATTGCAGCTAAAGCGCATGGCATGAATATGCCTTTCTTTTTGCCTTCTGGTGTTATGAATGTCAGATTACTTGTTAATGCTATAATTCCATCCGCAGCGTTCCACAATCTTAGAAATGCTTTAGAGCGAGACATTGCAACTAAAGCAATTCCGTTGCCGTGATCAATAAACTTGTCAATCCAGTCAGTAGGTGATGAGTATGGTGGATTCATCCACACCCGACCAAGCCAAGGACTCGCAAGCCCATCATCATCAATCGTGTAAAACTTGTCAGCTGGCACAGCAGTTACATGATTTTTGGGTGAACATACATCTAGGTCAAATTTAAGCCCCATGCCATCAAAGATCCAAGGTGGCGTATAGTATTCATTGGCTGGTGTGTAGCCTTTTCTATTTTGTGATTTCACAGGTTTTGCAATCCTTTCCTTCAAATGTCCAGCCTCCACAACCTGAACATCTAATCGGCACATCTGTCGGTACTACCTGGTATAACAATGGCATAAGATCTCCCACTTTCATAAATGCCAAATACTGACTTACATCCTCACCCTGCCCATTACAGCGCATGATGACCATTGGCAACTTATTAGCTGCATTACTTTGAGCCTGTTTGATCCAAGCCAAGGGTTGAAAGTCTGCTCTAGCCTTAACCTCGATGCTGAGAGTTGGAATGTTGAGAATGTCCTCACCCTGCCTCCCAGCACCTGCGGTATCAGCATAAGCCCACCATTGTTTCAGGTATTCGGCTATGACCTTTTGTGTCCTATAACCTCGATGTTTTCGATGGTTTGTCATAAATGATGTTTATTCTCGCATCTATTACACAACCAAACGACTAAACCATCTTCACGATCATATTCATTTACCTGGGTAAACGCATCGCAATCTGAGCAGTTCATAACACCGCCATAACCGCTAAAACTATAGATAAAGCCATTCATGGGGCTTTTGTAAATGTCTTTATCCATTGATCGAATGACATTTCTTGCAAGTCCAGGTTGCATTCGCTGGCGCATCGGCATTTTCAAGCTTTGCCACATGAGCCAAAATCACTTCCTCATTGCATAACTGACATCTAAGAGTCAAGTGCATGAGATTCATCCATTGACCATTTACCTTAACTTCAACAAAACCCATTTCAAACGCTCCTTAATTTCTGTCGTTCCCACTTACCAGATGATGCAAGTTGATACCAAACAGTTGAGCACTTTGCTTCTCCCGTTCTTGGCGCATAAGTGCAGAAGAATCCGCCCCATCCGCGCCCATTCTTCTCGCCCTCTTTCCAAGCCATTTCGCCATGAATGCATTCCTCGGTATTAGTGCCACCCAAAACATCTTGAATGTTGGCAATAGCCTCGGCTGCGGTAATTGCTGCTGGCTGATTAACATCGCCATAAATTGGCTCAGTAGTCCAAGGATCAGCAGCTACTGCTTCCTCCTTTGTTTTGAAACTTGGCACTTCATTAGCCTTTGCAATGTCCTTTGCCGATAGGCGCTGAACCTTGCTCATTTCCTCTCGACTTGGACGCTTTCCTTTAGCAGCATAACCCGCGTTCGCAAGCGCTCGACCGATCGCTGAAGTCTCACAATTCTCCAGCGCTGAAGTAGCATTAACGCCTCGATCAGTAACTTTTTCTTCAGCGTATCCCGTTGTGAACGCGACGCCATCAGCATAAGTTCGATATAAATACGCCTTAACAATAAATCTATCATTCTGGTAACTCTCCAATTCTGTGCTTATGCGAAAGTCTGGAAAGTCCTTAATAAACTTTTCCAAACGACTTTCAACTGTTTCGTAATCGGCTAAATTAAACACTTGGTAACTCCTCTTGTTTTAATAAGTACTCGGTTTGTTCCGGTAATGACCAAACAGTACCGTCTGCCCATGTCTGGACATCGATGGCGCAGCTGTTGCAATAATGCCGTCGTGTGCCTTGGCTTTTAGGATGATTGCTAATGACGGTGTAACTTGCTGGCTTTTGACCAAGCAATGAATTAACCCCGTATCGCACTTTGCAGTAATCGCACCAGATCCCTGGCGCAGCTTTAATAACTGTCAAGGTCAGTCCAGTCAGTTGATGCAATCTGTCCAGCGAGCGCAATGTATGCTGCGCCGTCCTTGTAACTGTCTGCGTGGAGGCTTGTTTCTTGTAAGCGTGCGATTTTGACAAGTGCCATACAGATTGCGACTTGGTGAGGCTCGATGTCGCGTTCAAGATAGGTGCTCCAGTATTTGGAGATTCGAAGGTGATTGAGAGCTGCCAAGCCGTAATCTTTACCTCGGTCTTGGATAAGGTCTTTTGCTTCGTCAAGGATGTCATCAGCGCGCATTAACACTCACGCGCTGACTGTTCTTGCCAATCGCCAAGCCTTCACGCTTGCCTTCTGAAAAGCCTTTGCCCCATCCGACGATGAACCAAAGGATATTAGCTAACATCAGTAAAACAATTACTGGTACTTGTAAATCCATTTCTTTTGCTCCCGATTCTTGTAACCATTGGTGGCTACAGGCTTACGGTCTCACATTTATCCGACAATTTCTCGGACATTTCAATAACGAAACGGTAACGATTTAGCCCCAGCGTTTACCTTGGTAGATAAAGGATCCGTCTTTAGGGTCGATTGGAATCAACTCAGGCGTGAAACGCTTGCCGTGTAAAGTACCGACAACGAAGCCCATCTGCCAGTTAGCGTAACCCTTTGTGTAGCCCATTCCAGGGCTTGATAGATCTACTAGGTTGCCAACCTCAACACCCCAGACAATGCGCCCGTAGCGCCCTCCAGAAGCCTCTGAATGGGCACTGAGTCCAAGTCTATGGGTATGCCCTGACACAACTGATTTACCCATACGCATAGCACCGTTTAGGGCTGTTTGTCCAGGCTTGTTTGATAATGGAAAAGCGTCACCGTGGCAGGTATGCCAACCTGGAGCAAAGTCAAAGCCGTTTGGATGATACTTAATGCCAGCCTTGTCATAGCCCATAAACTTCTCATAGCGCAGCTCTGGAAGATTCATAAATGCCGGTAATCTGCGAGACAAAGATTTGTAAACACGCGCTCCATGATTCGAGCCAACTACATCAGTAACGCCAAGATATTCGAGAATCTCTAAAGTCAGTTTACGATCTTCGTCGATGTTGCCTTCAACCTCTTGCCATGGTTGGGCAAAGCCACCGAGTTGCGGTAGATCAATTTCGTCACCAATGCATATAGTTTGGTGAGGCTTGTAAGCCCTTAAAAACTTGCCTAGATTCTTGACTGCTGCTTCATGAAAGAACGGTGCCTGGATATCTGAAATCCAAGCAATTCGTTTTACTGTCATTAGTCCTCATCGTCATCATCATAGTCCCCAAACTTTTCAGGGTCGATTGGATCAGGCAAGATCCAGCCAGGATAAGCTTGAGGCTCGGTAATCATGAACATCGCAATATCCTCCGCAAAGCCAGCGCGTTTTAAGCTGCAAAAGTATTCGTATAGCCCGATGCAATAAGCATCAAGTTTTGAATAACCTTGCTCTTCTAGCGCTTTAGTTGCTTTTCTTGCCATGTGGATAAGTGTTCCTTACTTCTTGAGAAGTTCCATCATCTGTTCCTGGCGTGTCTCTATTCTTGCCAATCGGTCTGCGAGAGATGATCCACCATTCGGCGTAAGAGTCCACAACCAACCGCGAACCAGGTAACGCAA